GAGGGGAAGGGTGCTTTTGCCCCTTCCACCTTGGCACAAAATCTTGTTTGCCCTTTAGATCAAGAAATTTATGGAGTAGCTACCGCCTCTGAAAAGTCGGGTAGCTTTGATGGACCAAGTCCGCTCCTTTCCTCTCAGATCCAGGATCTGAGAGATGTTTGTGTTCGAGAAGGCTTTATGGCTGGGGTCATGTTTATGTTGTGTACTTGTGGTTGTTTGTTGCCTCTGAATTGTGTGTTTCCGATATCTGAGAGATTTGGATCATACAATTCAGTTGTTGCTGACCGTGTTTGCACTGTTGTTCGATCTCAGTGTCTTGGTGCTCGTTGTGCCAATTATATTTTGTATGATACTGTTAATAAAGTTGTTACCGCTTGTCGCTGTTATGTTGATGAGCGTGTTTTTCGATACACTGGTACATCCGTTGAGATTGTGGAGGATGTGTGTGTCGTGTTTGATAAGTTTGTTACTTTGTGTACTGGAATTAAGTCGTCGTTGATTTTCACGTCGACCCTTGGTGAGCCTAAGGCTTTGTATAATAAGTATGGTACAATGTGTGTTGGGGGCCTTTTGAATACGTTTGGAACGTATTGTTGTGTCCCTGAGTGTGATCGTCAACGTCTTGTTGAAGATGTTTATTGTGTTTTACACAAAGCGATCTCTTTACGGAATGCTGATATTAAGCGTTCCCAGCGTTGTGTTGTTCGTAATTGTCCTTCGACTCGTGCTGGTCGTGGTGTTGTAGATACCTTTAGTTTTGTTTGTCCTGAGCACTTCTGGTTTAGGCCGGAGGTGACTTATGGAGTTGGTTGTGCTCGTCGTGGTTGTGATGAGTTTTGTGCTTATGTTGAAGGTGATTCCATTCCTGAAAAGGAATTGTGTTGGGAGCATCTTCATCAGGAGTGTAGTGTTTGTGGTATGTACCCAGAGGATTGTGTTTGTTGTCGTCGTTGTGGTAATGAAGGAGATGACTGTGTCTGTTGTGTTGTTTGTGGCCATCCTGTTACAAAATCTTGTTCACGTTGTAAGTCTGTGCATTATTGTGGTAAGAAATGTCAGCGTGAGGATTGGCCAAACCACAAGATCGAATGTGTTCCTCTTGTTGGTAAGAAGGTGTTTGATCCTTGTCGTTTTGTTGAGGCATTGTCAATTGATACTGTCCAGGGTGTTGTTACCCCTGTTGATGGTGTCTCTAATGATAATGTACAAATGTTTCGTGCTGTTCGTGATGTTTGTGGTGCACCGTTGGCTGCTGCTCGGATGATTGGTAAGGTTGCTGATGCTGCAGGTAAAGTGGCAGTTATGGTTGAAGATGGTGATTCTGATGAGGAAGATGTTGGTGTCGTACCGCGTGTTCTTGGTCAAATCTCGGAGAGTGTTCCGAAGGTTGACCAGTTGCTTGGTTTTATGAATGACCCAAATTTGCAAGCGCAATTGCTTGAGTTCTTGGAGAACTTTAATCGTGTGGCACCTGATATTAAGGTTGCTGCTCAAAATTTTAATTCTCCAGAATTTCAAGAAAAGATGCTTGGTGCTATGGGTCTTGCTGCTGGTGCTGGTGCTGCTGTTGGTTCAGTTGGTGGAATTTCATCAACTTTTGGTGTTGTTGTTCATGATTTGTATGTTTTTGTGCTGAGAAGATTTTATCTTTTGTCAGTAAGATCCCTCGTTGGGTCTTGTTTGCTGTTGTTGTTGTTGTTGTACGATGGTTGTTTGGTAATGTGTTTACTTTCTTTGGGCGTGGTATTTCACGCCTTTTGCGCTTTGTTGCGGATTGGCTCTCTCCGGTTTCCCTTGGATGGGATGATGAAACAGTTAAGGCTGTCTCTGAAGAGAATAAGAGTGAGCTTGCGAGTGTTTTGCGTGGAGTTGCTGATGTTGAAGATCTGGTGTTGGATGAGTTGGATATCCCGAATATAAGTGAGGGGGGTGTTTCGATTGATTCGGTTCAGATTGGTGGTCCAACTGCGTGTGCTGCTTTGGCTGCTGTTTTGCTTGTCTTGACCCCGCCACAATATCGTTTGAAAGGGTCAGCTGTGTTAGCTGTTAAGGCAGTTACTGGCTTGGCAATTGGGTTTGATACGATTGGTGGTGGTATTAATTGGTTGATTGCGCATTTACCGGCGAAGTACCAGGAGTATGCTGTTTCTGCTGGTTTGTTTCGTCCTGTTGGTCGCTTCTCAAAGGAGTATACTCGTTCTGTTAATCTTTTTGGACATTTGTCTAAGAAGATTCGCAGTTCGACTGCTGATGAGGAGGAGGAGCGTGAATTTGTTAAAGTTTATAAGGAACTTGAGGAAGGATTGCTCGAAGAGATTTCTATTGAGGATGGAGCTGCAATGGCTTATTTGAAGACGTTGTTATCTGAGATGCGTGAGCATTCTTCTCGGCTTTCTACAAAGTATAAGGAGCGACCTCGTGTTGTTCCTCCTGCCCTGTGGGTTGATGGTGAATCACAGATTGGGAAGACTCGTTGTGTTTCTGATATGATCACTTTGCTTTGTAATGGTCATGCCGTTGAGCATGCTGCTTATACTCGTCTTGTGAACTTGGAGTTCATGGAAGGGTGGAAGAAGCACCAAAAGATTGTGTTTTATGAGGATATTGATAAAGGTTTGAAGGAGTATCTTTTGCGGGCTACTGGAGAGTTGACCCACATTATTAATAATGCTCCTTTTGAACCCACCTTTGCGTTTGGGCGCAAGGGTGAGTATTATGAACCTCAGCAAGTGTTTGTCACAGCGAATCGTCCCTTTACTGCGAAGATTGAGGGTCATGGCGATATGTTAAGTTTTCAGAATCGCTTTATGGCTTACAAGATGTTTATCCAGGACGTCGCGTATGAAGGGAAGTTGTATAAGTGTGTGAAACCTGATGGTGGTTTGGATTCTGATGTTGTTAGTGCGCGAGATTTTCCTAGTGCGTTGACAAATACTCATGCTTGGATTTATTTTCGTCCATATATTAAGAATGCTCAAGGTCAATTTGTTTTGATGAATGTTAAGATGACCTTTGAGCAGGTTTTTCGACGATTTGTTGCCCAGTATGTTTTGAATGTTGAGAAGCGTAACCGCCAGGTTCGAACTGCACAGGAATTGGTTGCTTGGTATCGTCAAAGGAATATTGATGGACTTGATGCAGTTGTGAAGGAGGATTATGATGGTCCAGATTTTAAGGTTGCTGATGATCCAGCATTTCTTCAAGAAGCCAAGGATGAAGTTCAGATGTTTGTGAGCCCTAGCGTTGTTGGGCGGTCGTTGCGTACACAGAATCTTGTTGATTATTTTTGGAATGCTTTTCCGAAGAATGTTCGAGCGAGTTATATGCGTGAGCCGCTGCGTGGTGCGTCCCGTCGTGATAAGATGAATTTCTTTAATGAGAACTATCCGCGTGTGTATTATGTTTTGGTTGGTGCACACATACGGACTGAGAATTATGCCCTGTCTTATAGAGACAATTATGCTAGCATTAATACTGTGTTAGCGTTTTTGACTCCGCAGCAGATGGCATTGATTCCAGTTGGTTCTATTGAGAATATTCAAACTTTTCATCGGTTGTATGCTCATCGTGAAGTTCCTGAGAATGCGATTCATCGTGTTATGGTACATCGTGATGGATGGGATGCTGATGCTGATGATGGTGAAGATCATAAGTTGAGGGAAGGTGAGTTTGTTGTTCCTATTCCTCCGCTTGTTAATATGGGTCTCACAGATGAAGTGCGTTTGGAGGCTGAGCAGAAGTTGATGGAGGTTGAGACACTCCTGTTATTTGAACAGGATGGTGTTTTTGTTGATCGCTTAGCTGAGGAGATGGAACAATATCATGAGGGTGTTGTTAGCATTATGAGAGCTCCTGATTCAGTTGTTAATGGTATTGTAAATTATTTTGAATCACGTCGTCGCCATGTTGTTGAGCGTGTTGCTTGGGTTCGTGCGTCTATGCCAACTTCATTTTCCCAGTGGTTTGCTTCCCAGTATCGGGCGTTTTGTAACAAACACCCAAATATGGAGATTGCGTTGATTGTTGTGCGTGAAGTTTTGGTGTATGTTGCTGCAACTGCTGCGATTGGATATGCTTGTGGTTGGATCCTTGGTGGGGGTGGAACCCGTTTGTTTTGTTCCACAACTGCTGCGGGTTACCGCCATGCTGGTGGTAAAGTGAAGTCGAAGGATGTTGTGCAGAAAGTTTATCATCGTGGTGGGAAACGTAAGTGGATGGAACAGACTGATGAGGATACTCCTCATCGTGGTGGTCGTCGTGGGCGTTCTCGTCGTGAGGCTAAATCTACTGCACATCATCGAGCTCTCCATTCAAATGTCCAGATGGTTATGGAAGAGACGTTGTCTGGATCGTTAGCTGATGAGCTTCTTGAGGAGGAAGAGGAGTATTTGCGGTCGAGAGCTGGAGTTGAGCAAACTCGAGCTGTTTTGAAGAAGATCACTGAGAATTGTGTTCGTGTTGCGCGTCGTCGTGGTGGTCATAATTTTGAATTGCAAGGCATTTTTGTTAAAGATAATAAGTTATTGATGCCTTTGCATTTCTTTATGGTCAATGGTGAGGTGGATGCTCCTGAGAAGGATGGCATGCTTCGTGAGGGTTCAATGGTTGTGTTGAAGTTTGGTTCTAAGACACTCTCATTTCCCTTTACGCGTGCTAATATGTATCGTCCAGATTCAGAGGGTGTTCGTGTCCCTGGAGGGAAGGCAATTATCAATGTTCAGCAAGATTGGTGCATAATTAGTGTACCTCTTGCTCCAGAGAAGATGCCTTCCTTCAAGGATATCACGAAATACTTTATGGATATGTATGGTGCAGATGACCTTGATTTCCCAACGTACATGTTGTTACGTGTTGGTCGTGTGAAGACGTTGGAGTCCATCTGGCTCCCTGGTGTCTCTCTTGAGGAGGAGGCTCATTCTTATTCTAGCATAGATGATGCTAAAAGAATTGATCTTTATGTCCCTCGTCAGTTGATTTATCAGGAAGTTGTTAATGGTGATTGTGGAAGCCCAATTGTTGCTTGCAATGGTGTTGGAAGAGTTGTTATTTTAGGCTTTCATGTTTTGCGGCGTCAATACCCGGAGGAAACTTATAGTGTTGGCATTCCCATCCTGCGTGGTTACTTTGATGAGATGGACTTGATTGTTGAGCAGAAGGATGAGATCCAGGGTGGTGTTACTCTGGATTTGGGAGAAGGTTATGAGTACCTTGGTGTGTGTGATATTCCGCGTGGATGCATTACATCAAAAACGAAATATGTGAAGTCGCCTATAGCTGATAGGCCCTTCCTTGCAGATGTCACTAGGCAACCAGCGTTGCTTGGTGCTATTGATGATGCTCGTTCTGAGCTCAGTGCTATTGAGCTTATGATGAAGGAACTTAAGCGTTCCTCTCGTCCTGTTGTTACTCATCCTTATGCTTTGGATGATGTTATGGAGATAAAGCAGGCGATTTTTGAGGATTATGATACCAAATGGACAGATGAGTATATTATGGATACTCTTACTGATCAGGAGGTGTTGAGTGGAAATCATGATCCAAAAGGGCGTTTCAAGCATCTGCAAGCTGCCACCCTGAGTACCGCATCTGGTCATCCCTTTGACCGGTGGGTTGGTGCTCGAGGGAAGAAACACCTTGTTCGTGGTGTTGCTGGCGCATATGAGTACGTCGCTGATTTTAAGAAGATGTTGGATGAATCGCGTGAGCGGTTGTTGAACGGTGATACGTCTGAGATCTTCTTTGTTGTTTGTTATTTGAAGGATGAGTTGCGTTCCTTCAAGAAGATTGTCGCCGAGTGTACTCGTGTGATTCAGTGCTTTCCTTTTCATCATGTGTGTTTGATGAAGGAATTCTATGGGGCATTTGTAAATTTTGTCCACGGATCATTCCCTAGAATGTTTTCCGCTGTTGGTATGTCTGTGTCGTCTGAGGATTGGCACAACATGATCTTGTATCTTACACAAATTGGTTCAACTGGTTTCGATGGTGATTTCGAAAAGTTTGAGCAATGGTTGTGTGAGCAAATTCTTGACCTCTGTGTGGATGTGGTCAACATGATGTACAAGAAGCGGATGGTAAACTGGGATCCTCAACATGATTTTGTTCGCAGGGCACTTGCTGAGCATATTGTGAATACTCACCTTATTGTTGGTGATTTTGTGTTTAAGAAATTTGGGGATCTTAAGTCTGGGGCGTATGGCACTACCGTGGTTTTTGGTAATATTATGCTGCAGTTTTTTATGCGACTAGCCTGGAAGCACATCATGTTGGACATGCGTCCATCGTTGGCTGGTCAGATGTATTATGATCGTTTTGTGCGTGCGAAAGGGTATGGAGATGACAACATAAATGTGCTGTCTGAGCAGATCCGTGAACAATATAATTTTGTCACGGTTTCTGCTTACTTCAAAACTCTGGGTATAAATTATACCCCTGCGAACAAAGAAGCCTTGGCTCCCCCACCTTATGTGGAGGTGTGTGAGTTGATGTTTCTTAAGATGCGTACGCGTGATATGGGTCACGAGCAGCGGTTCCCGGGATTGACTTATGGGCCGGTACCAGATTATGAAGATCTGTTACCTACCTTGAAGTATATCTCGCGGACCCTTGCGCCAATGGAAGCGTTGGTTAATAATATGAATGATGTGTTGAAGCGTGCTTGGTGCTGGGATCGGAACAAATGGGAAGCCTTTCGTGAGAGTCTTAAAGGAGAACTCGAGGCTGTTCAGATTCGAAGCACGCTTATTTCTTGGAATGGTTGTTGGGCCATGTGGAAAGCTGGTGATATTTCGGGTGAGTTGGATACTACGGATGTGTTGTATGACTTTGTGGAGTGGTCTCCACGTCCGAAGCAGAAAGATCCTCGTGGGAATGCAATGTATAATGTCATTGTTCCTGTGGGGAGATTTACCCAAGCAATTGGTCGTATACCGCCAGGTGGTTCGGTTATTCAGATGGAGGTTTCTGGGGATCCGATGGCGGCTGATCCTTTAGTGGATCCTGAGGTTAAGGCCCCAGTGACTGAGTTGTTGCCAGCTACAGGAACAAGACCCACTGTGAAGCAGATTAGTGATGTCAATATGGTAGATCTTATTAAAAGATTTGCTCTTCGATATCATAATTCCCTTCCCAGTGAGTGGTTTGTTCATGATCCTTTTGTGTGTTCACCGGGTTCTGGCTTTAAGTCAGGATGGATGTGTTACTTCGCTCAGTTATATAGATACTGGTGGGGAGATACGCGTTATATCCTGTCTGGTGGGTCAAATGATACTGCTTGGTTGGCATATGTGACGGAAGCACTTGGTGATCAACAACTTACAACAGATGAGCTCTTTACTGGGGCTGCTCCGATTGCTGGAGTAGCCGGTGGAGGGCCTGCTACCATTAGGTCTCAGCCAGATATTAATGGTAAATATGTTTTCCAAGTGCCATGTGTTTCGATTTACAAGATGCTTCTTACTCCGATTGAGATAAATACTGATTCTACTACTACTCTTGAAGGAACGACTCCTGGGCGGATCCGTTTTAACTCGAGTGGTACTGAGGATATGTATGTTGCAGGTGGAGATAATCTTCGGTTTGGGTACTTATTGCAGGTGCCTAGGCTTAAGGTTGCTCTTCATGCAGATGGTGAGAAAAAGCTTGCGAATCGACGACTTCGCTCTAATGTGCAGATGGATCATCGTGGGATCCATTTTGAGGAGAGTGAAGTCGTTAAAGGTCGTGTGGGGGGTGGTCGAACCCCTTTGGACGTTAAAACAGATAATGTTGAGAGGCCACAAGATTTTGTGGCTTTTGCAGAGCGTTACCAGTATTTACAGAATGTGGATTGGAGTGATTCAATGATTGTAAATCAAGAGCTTTGGGCGGCGGCTGTGCCCTTTGGTCTTCTTGGTAATGTTAATCGTGCTGGTTTTAATAACTTTGTGTATTGGCAAGGTGGTGTCACTGTGCGTGTTGAGTTACAATCGCAGCCCTTTCAACAAGGGCAGCTTATACTCTATTACGTACCTCAGATGTCGCTTAGCAATTGTGCAAAGCATATTAATACATCACGAACAAGTCAGACGGTGCTACCAATGGTTAAATTTACTGCTGGTGGTGCTCGTAGTGTGGAGCTTTTTGTTCCCTTTGTCAATGTGAGAAATAAAATCTTTACAGATTATCCTAATGAAGGAATCCTTAATCAGATGGGTTCCTTTCATTTACAGGTTTTTAATCCGTTGCAAGTGGGAGCAGATGCTGTACAGACTTCTGCAACTCTCGCCATTTTCGTCTCCTATCCTAAAGCTGCCTTTGAGGTTATCAAGTTTGGTGCAAGTGGTATTCAATGGGATCGTCAGCTTTCTGCTCTTTTTCAGGCGGAAAAACGAGTGGACTTTGTTGTAGTCGAAGAGGAAAAGGAGAAAGGGCGTCGCGTTAAGGTTAGCGTGAGGCGTGAGAATGGGTTGAGATCAAAGGTACAAGGTGGAGTGCTTGGCACGGCTGCCAACGTTCTAGCGATTGCCAATGATACAGTAGATTTTGCAAGCAAGGTCTCGCGGAAAGGTAAAGCACTTCGAGGAAAAGATCTCGATTATCCGAATACAGGTGCTAATCCGATTCCAGTGATGGATATTGGACAGATTGACATTGCCAATGGGACTAGTCAAGTTTCGGTAGCAAGGTACTTAGATATAGCACCTTCCCGACATGACATTCTTACGCATGTTGATGTAGCAACCTCGGATGATGAGATGGATATCCATGCTCTTGCCGCGCGACCAACCTTCTTTGAAACCTTTGAGTGGAAGGATACAGATGAAGAAGGAAAAGACATCTACACAGGACATTTGACTATTGCTCCCGGAATTTTCGGTGCAGCGATCAATTCGTTCTTTCAACCCACTCTCATGGAGTATGTGGTGCTCCCTTTTAACTTTTGGCGTGGAACGCTTGTGTACACGTTTGAAGTTATAGCCACGCAGTATCATTCTGGTAGATTAGCATTTCTACCAAGGTTGGGTTCTCCAACTGATGCTACTGATGTATCTAATGCGTATGATCAATACGGAGGTACTATGGACATATCTGCGAAAAACAATGTGTTCGACTTCCGTGTGCAAATGCAGGCAAGTACAGGTATGCTGCGTGTGCCACATGAGATTGGCTGGGATAGTATAATAGACTATTTCAGTAAATCCATGGGCACTTTTGGAATTTATGTCCTGACGCCTTTGCAGGTTGGCGGGGTCAGCGCAAGCATACAAATTAACGTATATCTTAGTGTGGAAGATTTAGAATACGATATGCCGGGTTTCGGTTTGACCAGAGTGATTGTCGAAGATCCCTACGTCGGAGACAAAGGTCAGGATGAAGTGGCGCAGGCAAAGCTTAGAGAAGCGATGGCTGCGCATCAGAGATTGAAGTAGAGTTAACTTGGCTCTACGGATTGCTCCTGAAACCCCACACAAATATGATGGTATAG